TATGGTTAGGATGATAATCATTAAAGGTGAGATAATAACGGGTGTTTATCGTTAGTTGAGTAAGTAAAAGGGAGGTTTCAGGGTGTTAAGTGAGAATGATTCTTATTATCGCATTATTCAATGAAAGTGAATAAATAAGCATAGAAAATCACTCAAATGATAATAGTTATCATCTTTCCCCGAAAAGGCGGCTTTCTGCTATGCGCGTGATGCTTCGCATCCATTTTAAGCGGTTTAAAACGCTCTCTAAGCGCTTCACCTGGTTATCTGTACCGTAGATCAAAAGCTCTGAGAAAACGCCATAACTCGATTTATTCACTTTTCGGCTGTGAACGTTTTCAATAGGTGAAAGCTATCATTAAATGACAGGCAAAAAGAAAGGGCGCACAAAGCGCCCTTGTTTGAAATGGTGTTTTATAACGGGAACTCTACGATCTGTTTTGTTGCATGTTCAATCAAGCTTGTCATCCCTTCAACGTCGTTTTCATCGTAGCGATCTGCGAAAACACGATCATAGCTGCCGTCCTGGTTTCTTTTCGTGCTGATCGAAACATAAACATAATTAGCGTAGGAGTGAATCATTGATACTTCTAAACCTTCCTGGTGCGCTTTGGTGACTGCTGCTACAAGTGCGATAACTGACATAATAAACCCCTTTGAGGATAAAGGGCGCTTGCTGCGCCCTGATGTGATTAGATTGTTCCTGTAACATCTACCCAATAGGATAAATCAATTGTTCCCTTCTCTTTGATTTTTTCCATCAGGCGCTCGGCGCGGTTGGTGCTATTGATATAATAATCAAAGGTTTCGCCTGTTTCTTCGTCTGTCAAGCTCTCAATTCGACCAATGATTACATGGTCCAGGGCGTAAACCTTGCCAGTGTACCAGTTAGTGAGATGAATCTCGCACTTATAATCATCTGATCCGCTGTCAATGGTTACAACGTCGATTAAATCACCTTTAAACACTGACAGGCTCCACATTGGATCGTTATCCACTACGCCGCCAAAATCTTTGCCTTTGATAGTAGTTGCCAGGTTAATGATAGTCATGGTGATTTCCTCTATTTACCGTTTTTCGTTTGGGCTGTTCTGCCCCTCTGAAAGTAATATTAAGCTATCTCGATTCATCCGTCAATAGCTAATTGTGTAAAGATTTCGTATTGATAATCACTCGCATTTCCTAACTAACAGGCTCCTCCGGTGTTTGTCTCCGAGTCAATTCTCCCCGCTGTTTGATAAGAATAGCAAAAACGGGGCGAAAGTCAACCCCTTTTCTTACAGTTCCGGCGTTTTCCTTTCCGCTAACAGTTCCAGATCCTGGGCTTGATAGCCGTCCTCTCTGATTTCCTGCAATGCTGCCCTTATCTCGTTAATCTTCTGTTGTAGCTCTTCCCGCCTGGCGATCAGTGCTGTTTCAAGGTTGGCGACGGCTTCGCAAGGTGATTCACCGTTGCTTTCCATGTAACCACGTCCCGCGCCTGGCATTGATCCCGCCTTGCTGCTGGCGGTGAAATAGCCACGCTTAGACCAGAAAACACGAAAATTGCAAGCCTGAAAGATATAATTTTTCATTACATTACAAAAGATAATCATTCTCGTTATTCCTCGATCCAATCTAACGTTTCACAATATAACTTCGCTGTCAAGTGTTGCACGTAAAATTCATCTTTCGCCCATTCCCTAACAGCCTGATCGAAAGTAGGGTAATCGTAGGCGCTTGCCTCTTCGGTATTGTGCCACGGGTAAAGCGCGTTATATACCGTTTCAAGTGCTGCGCGTTGCTGCTCAAAGGTCATTGACTCAGGATCATAACATACGGGCAAATTGTGCATTGTAAAGCCCTCAAAAATAGTAAATGTCATCAGTTACGTGGATCACAATCTGATTAGATTTAAAGTCCACAGAAAATTCACTGGTGTAATAGTTTGCTGTTTTCGTTGATATAGTTTGCGCCCCTATTGGATTGATCGGGGATGTAATTTCCTCTAACGTGTTACCCGTTGCACTTACTATCAGAATGTTAAACATGTTATCACCTCAAAGGCGGGGAACCGTAGCGGCTCCCCTTATTGGTTAGATGGCTGTTTCCAGGAATTTATCCAGATCACTAATTAAAGCGTAAGGCTTGACAATTTCGAATTTACCGGATTTAATGATTTCCGCTTTCATTTCGTCGTGTTCTGCCTTTGTCAAGGTGAAACGCCCTGCGCTATGGTGCGCCCAATATTTACCGCTTACGCGCTCAAAAGATACGCTTTCAATCGTAATGATAGTCATCATTTCAGCCGCTCCGCTCTCTACGCGAACCATCAGATCAGCCAGGGAAGATACGCACACCGCGCCGCTTTCGTTGTATGTGCCATTGTTGGCATCAGTGAAAGTGATCAGGGATTTACCTTCTTTGATGGTTACTGGGAAAGTTACGTTTTTCATGATATCACCTTTGAGGATTGAGCAGGGAACCACTCCCCGCCCTACGCATTAACTATAACAAACGGTGATCAGCGTTGCAAGCGATTTATAAATAAATTTTGCCATCGTCGCCAACATAGGGATCGGCTTCGCCGTATGTCTGCGCTAACGTGGTGAGGCGCTCCCCTAAATCACCCAATCCACGATCCCAGAATCCCGCGCCGTGATGGTTGCGAGTTAACCAGAAGTCATGCCCCGCATACGCGTATGCGCCGCCGTCGCCTTTCCCGTACCATTCAGGCAGATCAGCCAGGAGGTTAGCCCCTGCAAATAAGAATGATTCGCAATCCTCTTTAACTTTGCGCATCGCTTCGGTTGATAGGTCGAACCCTTCCAGGCTTTCCAGATCTTCCCCGTTCTGATCCGTGGCGCTGCTGCTCCATAACATCGCCTCAACATATGCAGTGATGAAAATCTCTAAATTGCTCATAGTTACCAACCTAACTCAATAAATAATGCAGTGGATGAAATGACAGCTACCGTAACAGATACCAGGAAAATTATAATCATCGCCTTACTCTCTCTAAGTTGCTGCCCGTTAAAAAGAGTATAGGCGATCATTCATCCTGGTGTCAAGCGCTAAAATCAATCGGTGTAAAATCTTTTCCTTTAAGCTGGTGAGGCTGTACATTTGAAACAACCCGCCACGATCCTGCTAACTTTATGTGAATCTGGCCATTTTTATTACGATAATAATAACCATTGTAATTATTACGATAGTAGATCATTGGTTTTCTCCTGGTTAGCTGTATGATCCGCAACGTTCGCAGTAATGAGAATCAATCTCATCCTCTTCGAATTGTCCGACAAAATGATCTACTTTCGCTTTGAGGCTCTTGTAATTGTTTTCAACCTCTTTTAGGCGCTCCTGGTAGTATTCCAGGGCTTCAAAGAGCGCCGCTTCGCTGCTCTTCGCTCGCATTGACAGATTCATCCCGCGCGTTTCGTCATACAGCCAGAACCCGTCTGTGCATTCAGCAATTGAGATTGTAGCAGACAATTTTTTACTATTCAATACTTTACTCATCTTATTTTGCCTCAGTTGGTAAATGTTTTCTTTCTGGTTCTAATAGTACACGGGTATTATAAGAGAGTAAATAGGTGATCGCGCTTTTCTTCGTGTTGTACTTCTCCGCGATCTGCGCTGGTTTCATCCTGCCGAACTTATGCAGGGCGCGGATCTCTAATACCTGCTGATCTGTCCAGGTGATTTTACGCCCTCGCCCATCTTGCTTAGGCTCCTTTCGTTTGTACGGCTCAACACTGATCGCCATATTAACGAGGGATTGACGCAATTTTAAATTTTTGTTAGATGTTAACATGTTTCACCCTTTCAATGTTGGCGGCATTGCTGCCGCCTTTGTTGCTTATCGTTTCATAAAGTCAATGGCGCTGGTTAGTTGGCTTACGCCGCCTTTCACCTGCTCAGTGATAAGATAGTAGCTCTTTTCCTTCATTGGCGCAAGCGTTATTTTCTTGATTTCCGCTTTATATTTCGCGGTCACTTTTGCCCCTAACTGATACCCCTTGATCGCGCCCTCAATTGTTGTTAACTGCTGGTTATGCATCTTGTAGATGAATTCCGGTTTAAACTCCTGGCGCTGACAAGCGATCAGAGTGTTGTTAGCGATAGCGCGTAAAGTTGAAAGTAGTTGTAAAGGTTGCATATTGTTTTCCTCGTTAGTGGTCGGCATCATTGCCGCCCCACAAATTAAGGATAGCAAAACGCCCCAGGGAGATCAAGCCCCAGGGCGAAATAAATTTAAATTGGGTTACGACGATATGCCGTCTTTAAGCCGCGCAAGGCTTGCGCCTTTGATGGGAAACATGATCCGCTTTTACGGTTCGTTGTTAGCTCCCATTCAAAACCCCATTCATATTCAAAGATATGACCGATCAGGCGGTTGAACTGTTCCAGTGTTCCAGGGTGAACCACTTCGCAGATCTCAAAGGTTTTCATTTCAGGGCTTTTATATACTAATTTAGATTTAGTTTTCATGTTGTCGATCTCGCTGTTGGTGTTCTGCCATTATGCGCCCTTATTGGGCGCAATGTCAACAATTATTTAGCTTTACGCTTCATAACCTTGATCGCCTTAATGCCTTTACTTTCGAACCATTCCGGCGTTCTCATCTGCGCGGCGCTGCTACGGCTTTTCACCTTATTAGACAACACACCATAATAAGTGCCATCAGGATATTGACCGATGAAATAGTGATCTTTAACGCCATATTTGGCATCACCTGCTTTCTCAATCGCTGCCGCCAGTTGGTCTACGCTAAACATAGTGATAATCTCTCTCATTTAGGCGGGAACCACTCCCGCCCCCTATGTGATGAATTATGCGCCCTTTCCTTGGGCGCGTCAACTATTATATTTAGTAGTCTGTCAGATTTTCAGGGTTAAGGAATGGGAAGTGATGATCAAGCGTCAACCGATCCCATTGCGCTAAATTGTGCTCGGCGGTACGCTTTACCGCTAACCCGCGCTCAATTTTAGCGGCGGCGGTGTCAATCAGCCCCTGGCACATAGAAAGCGCACTTAACATAAAAGCGCTCGGATGTTCTGTTGTTACTAAACTTTTCAGGTACGCATATTCCTCTACTGATCCACGGTAGGCATAAAAGCCATCATTCATCATTTCGATAGCTTCGGCAAATTTTGAATGATGATAAAAATAGTTGGTCTTATCCATAAATTCAGGTTCGATCTGATAGGCGCTTTCCACGTCCTCAATTTTGCCATCCAGGACGATCACGCCCTCGCCACGTAAGGCGGTTACAACGTGGATCTTACGCTCGTTTAAACCGATAACCTTTTGACCTACGCAAAATTTATTCATGATGCAATCCTTCGGATTTTCTGGCGTTGCGTTATTGCCCCGCCCTATGTGATAAATCATAGCAGATCGGGCGCGGTAGTCAATAGCGATGAATGCAATATTCATCATCTTTACAATATTCACTTTATTGCATAGAAATGCACTCGTATGCACATAATCACACGGTGAAACTAAATTTAAGACGCTTTGAGCGTTTCGGAAAAAGTCAATACCCCGTAAAACGCTCTAAAACGCCCTACACGGGGCGCTAACCGTTTCCCGTACCTTTGATCATTCTCTCCCTGATCGCCTTAAATTCACTTTTTTGCATAACGCAAAAATGAAAAATAGTTGCGGGAACCCTTGACAAGCTCCCGCCTTTGTGAATCAATCCAGGCGTGAAACGATATAGTATAAATCTTGCTCTTTGTCGAACAATTGAGAATCTTTCTCATCTATCAAATTACGGATCGCCATCAGGTGATCATTGGCTGGAATTTGTGCTGTACCTAATTGAGAAGCAATCTCATTTAGTAAACGCTGTGCGGTGTCGATAGCGTGGCGCTGTTGTCTTACGGTCGCATAGTCAAGTGCTGCTTTTTTGATTGACACGTTAGCCATTTTCTGATCTCCAGGTTTAAACGATGTTTCAGGATAGTAAAGAAAATAATACAATGAGCGCTAAAAAGTAAGATGCAATTTTGCACATTTTCGCCCCTTCCTCATAGGCAGGGTTTACTGTGCTGTATTCCACTTGATAACGTTTCATTGGTTTACCCTCTCATGATAACCACCGCAAAAACCATTATCCATAAAACGGCGGCGAAAGCAAGTTTTATTTTAGTGTCACGTTCCATCATGCCACCACCTGGAAAACATCATTGATAATTGCAGCCACGAAAGACGGCGCACAATTTGCCGGAAAAGGCAAGGAAAAATCCTGGCTTGTTTCATTATCATTAGTTATCAAATGATAAGCTAACGAATAATAACCTTTCCTCACTTCTTTCAGACTGAGGATCAAAAGCGCTCCGTTGTTACCATCGCGTAACATTGCGATCAGCGTGTCGCCGTCCTGGTGTCTCTCAACCGTCACCGCATCACTGCTTACACCGCTAAACATCAATAAAGATTTTGCCTGTTCCATTTTCTGCCCCTGCTGTTACTGTCATTACAGCTTAACCGTGATCCGCTCGCTTGTCAACTCTTTAAATAGTAACATTGCGCCATCGTGTAAACGGTCATTTTGCCGATCATATCTTCAATCGCTCTTGTCATCAGGGGATTAACCTGATAAGGCGCATAATTGCCCCGCGCATTCTGTGCCACCCGCGCCGCTATAAGCTCGCATGATGCATCAGGATTATTATTGAGAACGGGTATCATTTGAGAATTTAATGCATTCTCAAAAGTTTTAGATAGGTTGTAAGATCGTAACGTTGCGTTAGTGTCGCCCGAAACTATCAGCATCTTTTCAATGCTGGCTCTGAGATCACGGCTTGCGCTCATTGCGTCGATCTCGGTGTCTGCTGCTGTTGCATTTAGGCTTACTGCCGCCAGGATAGCGGCGATGATAATCTTTTTCATTTATCCCTCCTCCGGCGGTTATCGCCTCATGTGATCACTATGCGCCAACCTGGGCGCAATGTCTAATAGTTATTTCCTATCAATTAAATATGATTGATAGCCACTACCTGATCAGGCTTAACACGATTTTTCAGATTGTCAATCAAAATCTCACCGTTATCAATCCCCAGGATCACACCATTAACCATAAAGCCCCATTGATCACGATAACGCGCTTTTAAGCGCCCTCCGCGCTGTTCTATGGCCTTTTCTATTTGTTCCAATGTCATTGGATAACCTCCGGTTAAAACACGTTAGAAAGCGAAAGAGGCGCTATTGTGCGCCCCTTCTCTTATCACTCAATCCAGCCCCGTTTCTCGGTGCGGTCGCGGCGCGTTTTGTTGCGCTTATCCCCTTTGCGGCTGGTATCTTCGTTCCATGCCTTGCGCGGTTTACCGTTACCCATTTTTTCTACGTTGTTGGAACCATTCATTTTTAAACCCTCGTTTTAGTTTCAATGTTAGCGGGAGAAGTTCCCGCCGTTGTTGTGTTAGCTTACGCTACGTTGTGAGACTTTGCAACCGCGATCAGTGATCCCGCCAGGTAAAGCCAGTAATTATCCCGCTCGCGGTCAATCGTTGCCTCGCGGCTGGTAGGCTTGAGATAACCCCACTCAATCAAAAGAGAATCAATCTCATTGTAATAATAGGCGTGATTAATGTCGGACGGTAAACCCTGCAACCATGAGGCCATCGCTTTGAGCATGTTGCCTTTATAGTATACTTGGTTTTCATAGTACCAGTATTCAGCATTAAAGCGGCGCATTAGTTCGCGGATCTTATCCTCTTCGCTGGTGATTAAGTCTTCTTTATGATCGTAAAACTCAATTGCTGCCAGGATGTAAGACTTGATTTTTTCTGCT